GCACCTCCTCTCCCGCCGCCACTTCGACCCGCGCTGGTCGCGCAGCCAGGGGCGGGTGATCGGCAGCGAACAGATCAGCCTGTTCGGACTGGTGCTCGCCGCCAAACGCCCGTTCGACTACGGCAAACAGTACCCGGTGGACGCCCGCGCCTATTTCCTGCGCGATGGCCTGGTCACGGGCGAAATCAACACCCGCAGCCGCTTTCTCGCCGCCAATCTCAAGACCCTGGAATCCGCACTGGAAGAAGAAGCCAAGCAGCGCAAAACCGGGCTGGTGGTGGACGAACAGTGGTTAACCCAGTGGTACGCAGACCGCATCCCCGCGCATATCATCGACGCGCGCACGCTGGATGCCTGGTACGCCAGACTGCCGCCGGATGAGCGCAAAACGCTGGAATGGAGCCGCGATGACCTGCTCGTTGGCGACGGCACCGACGCCGCGCGCTTCCCCGAAGTCATGCCCCTCGGCAACGCCCGCCTCGCCGTGCGCTACCGTTTCGAGCCGGGCGCGGTGGATGACGGCATGACCGTGATCGTCCCCCTGCACCTGTTGAACGCGCTCGACCCCGCACGCCTGTCCTGGCTCGCCCCCGGCCTCGTGGTCGATAAAGCCACTGCCCTGATCCGCTCCCTGCCCAAGGCGCTGCGCCGCCAGTTCGTCCCCGCCCCGGACGTGGCGCGCCTGTTCGCCGCCGCGCATACCGAGCCGGACCCCGAACCCATCACCGCCGCCCTCGCGCGGTTCCTGAAACGCATGTCCGGCACCGAGATCAGCGCCCATGATTTCGCCGAACACACTCTTGAAGCGCATCTTCACGTCAACCTGCGCCTGCAAGACCGCGAAGGCCGCCATATCCTCGCTGAATCGCGTGATTTGGATGCGCTGCGCACACGCTACGGCCAGCAGGCGGCGGAGGCGTTTGCCGCGCGCGCCGGAGCGGAGTTCACCCGCAGCGGCCTGCGCGCCTTTCCTGAGGGTTCCATTCCCGACACCATCACCGGTACCGGCGGCGTTCCCGCCTGGCCTGCCCTGCATGATGATGGCGAGAGCGTTTCGCTGCGACTGTACGCTGATGCCGCCAGTGCCCGCAGCGCGCATCACAACGGCGTGCGCCGCCTGCTGACCCTCGCCCTGCACGACAAACTCCGTCAGGCGCGAAAACAACTGCCGGTTTCGCCCAAAACCGCGTTGCTGTACGCCGCGATTGAATCTGCTGCTCCGCGCCCCGGCAAACCGCAGCCTGTAAAACATGGCGAGCGTTTGCGTGAAGATATTGTCGATGGTACATTGGCGGGACAGCTTGCCGCCGTTGACGGCAGCATCCGCGACAACACCACCTTTACCGCCGCGAAAGAACGCATCGGCAAGGCATTATTCGCTGAAGCGATGCGGCGTTTGCAGTTGGCGGAAACTATTTTGACCACCGTGGCCGCCCTCCGTTCCCGGCTGGACACCCGCATCGGCTGGGCGCGCGCCAACCTCGACGACATGCGCGCGCAACTGGCCGCCCTCGCCACTCCGGGATGTTTACGCAGCGTTCCGATGAACGTACTGGCGGAATATCCGCGTTATTTGCAGGCGCTGCACCTGCGCAGCGAACGCGCCCTGCGCGACCCCGCGCGCGACCAGCAACGGATGCTGGAATTAAAACCTTTCATTGATGCCCTCAGCCAAGCCGAACGTGCAGGCCATGCGAACGAACCCGGCTGGCAAACCCTGCGCTGGGAACTGGAAGAACTGCGCGTCTCGCTGTTTGCCCAGGAACTGGGGACGCGCGGCGCAATGTCGGTCAAGAAACTTTCTGCACGCCTGGCTGGGCTACGGCAGTAATCCAGGGCGGCAATCAATTGGTGGGTCGTGCTGGATTCGAACCAGCGACCAGCGGATTAAAAGGCCAAGTGTAAACAGAACAACATCAAACGTTTACTATGCTTTTTTGCTCCGCAATCGAGAAAAAATCAGGTCAAAAAATCCTTTAAAATCAACATCCATTTTTCGATTGCGGAGCGGTTTATGATGAAAAAAGAGGGGCATCCGCTGTTTCAAAATACCAGAAAATTCAGTGTTGTTTTGAAGGGGGATGCAAACTGGACAAAGGTCGTCAATGTCGTCAGCGCAGTCCCACGGCGTAGCCTTTGACGGAAATCACATAGGCATTAAGGTCGTTTTCGGTCAGGCTGATGGCATGTTCTTCGCTGGCGGCGCGCACGCGAAACTGGCAGGCGGTGGTGGTCGGGCTGCCGATGCCGGAGATGGTGATGGTTCTCTCCCACACTGCGGGAAACCGGTTGGAGCCGCGCTGAACCAGTACATGCGGGGGATAATGCTCGATGATTGGCATCCAGGTTGTGTTGTGCAGTTCATCGACAACGATGCGGACACCTCGGGTCAGTTCGTTGAGGCCAACGCTGAGGGTGATCATTGGTACGTGAGTCTGTCCGGCCAGCACTGGAGCGGGCAGGGTGAAGGTCGTAATGACCTGAAATCCCAATGGCGGTTGAAATGCAGCGCATAGCAGCACGCTACCGCTCCAGTCGATAATGGATCCGCTCTGGAACGTGCCGACGATGTTTCCGGCGGTGATTTGCCCGTTGAATGCGGCGTTGCCATCGCGATCCATCCACATCACGGCGTTGGTTTTGTTGGCGTTGGCGGCACCGACGCTGGGGCCAAAATAATCCATCAGTTCGCCGCCCACGCCAAACCCGTTGCCGATGATGCGCTGGGTGCCGCCGCGCCATACGCGCAAGTGGCCGTCCTGGATTTCCATGCCATTGGCCGCGCCGGGGTTGAGCAGCCGGAATGCGCTGGCGCTGACGTTGAACTCGGACTTGATGCCGTCGTTGATGGACTGCAGGCCGCTGATGTGGCCGTTGATGTCGAAGTACACGCCCCAGGTGCCTTTGGCCGCGCCGAGGGAATCAACCTCGACTTGCAGCAGCGTTTGTGCGCTGGCGATGTTGGTGACCTGGCCGTTCAGGTTGGTGATGGAGGTGCTGACCGAGGTCAGTTGGGTGGCGTGCGAGGTGAGGGTCTGGCCGTGTGCGCTGGTGGTGGTTTGCAGGGTGGTGAGGGCGCTGCCGTGGGCGGTGAGGTCGGTTTCGGCAGCGGTGATGCGGGTGGTGAGGGCGGCGATGCGGATGGCTTCGGCGGTGAGTGTGTCGTCGATGACATCAATGCGCGTGTTGGTTGCGACAACGGCATCGGCGGCGGCCTGGGCGGCGCTGCCTGCCTGTTTGGCGAGGGCGCGGTTATTGGCATCGATGGCGTTGAGCACGCTCTGCCGGGCGGCATGGACGTCGAGCCAATGTTGCCGCCACTGCGCGCTGGTGTTGACCGATACGCTGGCGTGGGCGGTGAAGGTCAAGGACAGGGCGGCGGGGCGCAGGGCGGCGCGGGCGCTGACGGGAACCGGGCGCAGGGCGAAGCGGGTATCCAGCGCTGCGGCGGCCAGTGCAGTCAGGGCGATGGGCGATGCGGTGAGGGTGAAGGCCACCGGGGCGGTGGGGGTGGCGGCAGTGGCCGTGGCGCTGATGGTGGCAGCGAGCAGGAACGCGGCGGCATCCGCGGGCCGGAACCGCCGCCGCGCCGGCCTGGCCGGGGGCGCGGATGGCGCGGATGCGGCCATCGCCGAGTTCGCGCCGGTGGGCGCTGCCGAGGATGCGGAACTGGGTCATGGCTCAGCGACCCTTGAGGTACGCTTTCAGCGGCGCGTGTACGTCCAGCACGTGCGGGACTTTGAAGTGGGTCAGCGGGGCGTACAGGTATTTGTGATAACTTTGCCAATACAGCCCGTTTGCGTTGGTCATGTACAATCCGACCTCGGGAATGGATGTGCCAAAAATATTGTTGGATGGCCATGTACCCGGTACGCGTTCCCATGTCTGCCCGGCATCGCTGGTCAGCAGCAGGAAATCGGTGGTCAGCAGCAATGCCCATTGCGCGTCGAACATCAGCACGTTTTTAACATAATTGTCGTGTTCGGTGATACGGTACGTTTCCGTCCATGTCAGGCCACCATCGTCCGTGCGCAAAATGACTTTTTGCGATGCAATCAGAGCAACGCCCGGCGACAATACGGTGTGGTATGACACGTCCATCGGGATAGGGGCATCCGTCCATGTCAGGCCGCCGTCTGCCGTGACCTTCCAACTGCCCTCGTGGGTATGGGCCAGTGCCTGCATCGGGCCGAAAACAAAATAGTCCTTGATGTTGATTCCGGCATAGTCCGCAGTCCAGGTCTCGCCGCCATCCGTGCTCAATGCGTGTGTCCCTCCGTTCTTTGGCGCAAAGGCAAGAAACCGCTGCCTTGAAAACGGGAGGATGGTGGCGGCGTACTCTTCAATGGGCACTGACCGCGATTGCCAGGTTTGCCCGCCATCGGTGCTGACGTCATTGATATTGTTGCCGTGCAACAGCAACGTGGACGCATCCAGCTTGGTGATGAAACTGTAATGCTCGTGCGGCACTGGCGTACCCAGCGTCCATGTCAAGCCGCCATCGTGACTGTGAAGGATGTCCGCTGTCTGGCCTCCACTGACATGGAGCGCCCGACCCACCAAATGAAACCCATCCAGCCATATGACCTGACGGCTCAGCCTGCGAAACGGTGGAAGCTGCGGCACAATGGGATGCAATGCGCCATCCGGTGCGTCCCGATCCTGTAACAACCCGACCTGTGCAAACAACGCCGGGTACGCGGACTGATGTTGGTGGCTGCCCTGCTCCACCCAACTGTCATCCAGTGCGCGGGTGGTGACCAGCACATCGCCGACCTGCGCATCCAGTGCGCTGCGCAGTTGCGCGGCGGTGGCGCGGTAGTTGTCGTTGGGGGCGGGATCCAGGCGCGGGCGCTCGATTTCGATCAGGTCGGCATCGTCCAGTCCGTCTGTGGGCAGTGCGGGCAGGGAACCGATGTTGAAGGCGATGTCGGTCATGGTCAGTTCACCTCGCCGGCGAGCACGTCGGGGTCGAATTTGGGCGCGATGCCGATGGACACGGCGAGCGCTGGCGGGGTGCCGAAGGCGGCGCGCCAGAGCAGTTTGCCCGCGCCGGTCGCCGCAGTGCCGATCCCCACGTGGGTCACGGTGCTGCTGCCGGAGGTGCATGCGGGAAACTGCACGGTGGCGGTGTTGGTGAAGGCGTTGTCGGTGATCGTCCAGCCGCTGGCGGTGCGTGCGACGGCAACGCGGGCATAGCCGCCGTAGTTGGTTTCACTGGTCGTCTGTTCGCCCGCGTTGCCGGGGTCGGCGGTGTGCAGGCTGACGTACAGGTTGCCCGGCGTGGTCGTGCCGGGCAGGCCCGCAGTGGTGCCGATGCCGGTCAGGGCAACGTTGTTGAACAGCAGTTTGAGCAGTTGGTTGGCGAGCGTGTGGGTGGCGGCGGACATGGGATGGATCCTTGTGGTTGGGGGTCAGGTGAGCCAGGTATCGCCGCTGGTGTCGTTCCAGCGGGTCGGGGTGGTCAGGGTGTCGAGCCATGCGGTCAGGGCGTTGAGTTTGGTGACGTAAGCGGCGAGTTCGGCAGTCGCTTCGGAGGCGTTGGCTTCGGTGGTGATGCCGGGCAGTTCATCAAGCAGGGTCTGGACGTCGATGATCACCTGGGGTTTTTCATCGGCGCTCAGGATCGAATCGGCCAGAATGGCGTTGATGCGGCCTTGCGCGGCGGCAATGGCGGCGGCGCGCGCGGCGCGTTCATCGGCAATGGCCAGCGCGCGCGTGCGGGCTTCGTCGGCCAGTTGTTGGGCGGCACGGGCATCGGCGTTGAAGCGGTCAACGCGTTCCTGATCCAGTTGCTGTTGCAATGCGCTCTGCCGTTCAACGCTGGCGTGAATGTCCTGGCCGATGCCGTCCAGCTGCTCGCCGAGGTTGTCACTCAGCCTGGTGTGGATGACGGTGGGTGCGGAGACCGCGCCCGAGGTGTTGCGCGCGCGGGCGGCAAATGTCCATTCGCCCGCAGGCGGGACGGTAAACTCTGCGCCGTTGGTCAAGAACCCGTCCGGGCTGCCCAGCGGGGTCAGGCTGTCCCACGCGGGGGCGGCGTGGGTGCCGGCGCGGTAGCCGATTTCGGCACCGGCAAAATCGGTGGCCTGGACCGTATCGGGGTGGTAGCCCCAGGTGTATTTGCGCACGCCGCCGGACAGCGCCTGGACGTTGAACCAGTCCAGTGCGGGCGGGGGAATGTCCACGCCGGTGGTGGCGTAGGTGGCCTCGGCCACGCCGCCGACCACGCCTTCGGCGCTGGTCGGGCGCACGATGATCCTGTAAACCCCCGCCGCTGCAATCCGCCAGCGCGCGGCGGTGGTGCGGGTTTCGGCGACCTGGCGCAGTTCGCTCCAGTCCGTGCCGTCCTGCTGCGCGGCGTGGATGGTGCAGTAGGCCATCGCTCCTTCAATGGCGAAACTGGCGTGCAGTTCGGTGTAAACGGTATCGCCCTGGGTCACGTGTGCTTCGCTGATGGCAAGCTGGCTGGCAACGGGCCGCGCGGGCAGCAGGGAGGGATTGGCAGGCGCGGTGTAGTGGCCGTTGAGCACATAATTCCAGAACTCGGGCGATTCAGGCACCACGCGCACGCGCGCCGTGGCGTAATCGGCCTCGGGTTCAATGCCGACCACGCGCACGCGATAGCCGGGGGTTTGTTTGAAGTCGTAAATCCACAGCGTATCGGGTGCGGGATTGTCCGCGCTGCTGCCGGGCAGAGGGGCATCCGCAGGCCACGGATCGGCCAGGGTCACGGTGTCCTGCTGGCCGCGGAAGGCGGCGATTTTGAGCACCCGACAGACGCGCTCGCCAGGAATGCGCAGGCCGATGAAGGCGCTGCCCGAGGATGGCGCGGGGACGGGTTCATCCAGGGTCAGCGTCACCGTGCCGCCGGTCACGCGGGCCGCCTGCACGCGCCCGCCGTGGCCCCATTGGGTCAAGTCATGTTGCAGTGCCAGCACCGACATGCGCCGGTAGCTGAGGTGTTCCAGGTCGGCGGTAAACTGGATGTCCTTGTACTGGTACAGGCTTTGTGCGAGGTGGAAGCGCGCGAGTTTGGCGGCGTGGGTTTCATTGGTAATGCCTTCGCCGACGAGGCTGGCCGGATTGAGCGCATCGACGCGCCCCGGCACCGCCACGCGCAGGGTTTTGGTGCTCCAGTCCAGCGCATCGTAATAACTGTAGTCGATGCCGTCGGCGGCGTTGGCGAGGGTGTAGTCAATCTGGAACGAGCCGCGCTGGATGCTTGCCATGTTGACCACGCCCGCGAGCGGCTGCCCGGCGGCGGCCCAGACGATGCTCAAGCGCCCGGCGGCCCAGGCAATCTGCCCGAATCCGGCCAGCGCCAGCGCAGTGAGCATCGCATCGTGGTTGCGCGCGTCCTTGACCACGTAATCATACGTATAGCCTTCCGCCGCGCAGTGCAGCATGAACGCCTGGAAGGCGGGAATGTCGATCTGGTGATCGTGCAGGAACATCCCGGCCAGCGGGCGGTTGTTGCCATCGCGGATGCCGCGCGCGTAGGCGAGGATGTGCGCGCCGGGGTTGCTGGTTTCTTCCACCACCCAGCCCGGTACCGGCCCTTTCCATACCGGTGCCGGGCGCGCATGCACCACGCAGCGCAGTTCATCGACCTGCTGCAGTTGCCCGGTGGCCTTGAGTTCCACGCCGATGCGCGGGATGCCGGAATAATCGGCAGGATCGGCCTGCGCGCACACCAGCGAGGTGAAGGTGAACTGCGCCTTGCCGTTGAGGATTTCGATCGCGCGCCCCTGGCGGCGCACGCGGATGTCGTATTGGCCCTTGGGCAGGTCGCGGGCCAGGGCGGTGCGCAGGGAGTCGTAATTGTCGTTGACCAGGTCGCGCGCGGCGAAGCTCTGCCAGTGCTGGCTCCCGGTGCTGCGGTACTGGATTTCAACGGTCTCATGGTTGGCTTTGGGCTTGCCCTTGCTGGTGGCATCGCCCAGGACGTATTCCAGGTTGACCACCGCGCGCACCGTATCGGGCGGGGTGGTGCGCTCAATCCAGGTGGCATCCTGATTCAATTCTGCCCCGGCGATGGCATCGGCGTTGCCGTACAGCGGGATCGGCTGCTCGGGCATGCCGGGAAAGCCGCTGTGCCACACGCGCGCGCCGTCATACGTTGAGAGCAGGGTATCGCCGTTATACAGCGCGTCCACGCGCCCGGCGTTGATGCCGGGGGTCAGTACGACGCCCAGATACTGATCGCTGCCCTGATACCACGGGTAGGCCGCTCCGATGATGTCCAGTGCGTAGCGCACGCGGCCGAACACCAGCGGCAGGGGCTGGTACTGGCGAATCTGGTTGCGTGCCTGGCCGATGCTGTAAACGCTTTCCGGTTGCGCGGGCGGGCGTGGCGGTTTGGGGCCGAGCACCTTGTTGATGAGCATGGAACCGGCCATGAACACGGCGCTCGCGGCGACCATGCCGCCCACGCCGCCAATCGCCCCGGCGAGGCCGCCCATCGCCAGCGTCCCCAGGCCGAAGGTGAAATAGGTCAGCGCGATCATGGCGACGATCATCAACGCGGAGCGGCCCGCGCCCGCGCGCACTTCAATGATCTGGCCGGGCTTGGGGGCGACGTGCCGCCAGCAGTGGCGCGGGACGGGAACGCCGCCGATGCGGACGATCCACGGCGCGTCCGCATCCAGCACGGCGGGGGCATGGGCGGCCAGCAGTGCGGCCAGGGTCTGGTTCGGGGCGGCGTGCCAGGTCTCGACCCGCTGCCCGTCCAGCAGCAGCGGATGCGGGGTGAGGATCAGTTGGCCTGGGGGCGGGTGTGGAGATTCGACGGGCTGGCCAGGCGCAGCGGACGGCGGGTGCGGGGTGAGGATGAGTTGCCCGTCCGGCGGGCGCGGGGGGGATGCGGTCAGTTCCATGTATAGATTCCCTCCACGGTCAGGCCAAATTCCGGGAGTTCACGCAGGCGGTGCAGCACCGAACAGCCGTTGCGTTCGTTGGCGTGCAGTACCCAGGCTTCATGCGCCAGCCAGAAATACACGCCCACATGCGCCGGGCGGGCGCGTTCGATCATCAGCACCAGGTCGCCATCGCGCGGCCTGTCGGTGCGCCGGGCGAACTGGCGCGAGAGATCGCCCACCTGCGCCGCGCCGCGCAGGCCGCGCGGGCGCGCGGACGGCAGGCTGACCTCGCGTCCGAACACGTCACGTTGCACCAACATCACCAGATCGGCGCAGTCAAACGTGCGTTCGCAGTAGGGGATGGCGATGAAGCGGTCGAGAGGGGTTGACATGGTGTATTTTTTTGATTACAATCAAGGCATGTTCGAAATCCGTCAAACCAAGACGTTCCAGCGTTGGGTCTCCCGGTTGAAAGATCAGCAGGCTGCCAGGCAAATTGCCTCACGTCTTGTCCTGTTGAAGCATGGGCATTGGGGTGATGCGAAATCCGTTGGTGAAGGCATCCATGAATTGCGCATCCACTGTGGCGCGGGATACCGGGTCTATTTTCAACGTCAGGGGCAACACATCATTCTCCTGTTATGCGGCGGAGACAAAGACAGCCAACGCCGTGACATAAAAACAGCCAAACAACTTTGCAGACCATTGGAACCATGACCATGAATGAAGAAATTATCCCGTTCGATGCCGCTGAACTTCTCAAGACCGATGAGGATATTTCCGCGTTTCTGGATGATATGTTCGCAAGCAATGACCCGGCCTGTATTGCGGATGCCATTGGCATTGCGGCGCGAGCAAAAAGCATGGTGAAAGTAGCGCAGCAAACCGGCCTTGCGCGCGAGCAGTTGTACCGCTCGTTCAGCGGACAGGGTAATCCCACGCTGAAATCTGTCGTGGCGGTCATGAATGCGCTCGGGCTGCGGTTGGCGGCGGTGCCAAATTGAAGAAATACCCATCATGAAAGAAACCTTTACAAAATTCGATGCGGCAGATTTTCTGGATAATGAAGAGGACATCAGGATGTATCTCGAAGAAACCAGGGCCATCAGCAATTCACCCAAAATCATCGCGCATGCGCTGGACGTGGCTGAGCGTGCAAGAAAGCGCATTCATGATCAAAACACCCCCGGCGTGACGAAGGGGGTATAGCGCAGGCGCACGGCCTGCTGGCGCAGCAGCACATCCACACCGCCTTCGGCGCGGGCGATGGAGGCGGTGCAGGACACGCGCATGATCGGCAGCGGCATGTCGATGATGTAGGTATTGGGGTCGGCGCGGTCGGCCAGCATCAGGCGTGCGTCCAGCGTTTGCCCCGGCAGCCAGCGTTCCAGATCCTGCGCGATGCCGCGCCCGACATTCTCGATTTCAATCGCGCCGCGCGGGGATTCACCGGCGGTATCGTTGGGCGGGGAAAACCGGAATGGATAACCGATGTAGGTGTTGCCGTTGCTGATCCAGTCGCGGTTGTCGTTGACGATGCGCAGGGTGTCGCCCGCGTCCGACCAGACGATGTCCAGAAACAGCAAAATGCTGTCGGTATCCGCGAGGCGCTGGCGGCGCTGTAAAAACGTGCTCATTTCAAATACTCCACCACCACCGCGCGGCGGCCGTCAAAGGCGCTGTCATCGATGAGTTCGTAGCGGCCGATCGCGCCATTGACAAAATTGACCGTGACCGTGTTTCCGTTCAGCGGGTGAATCACATCAAACGTGCCGATGCGCTTGATGTCATCGCGCCACCAGGCGACGAATGCGGCATTATCTGCCGGGGTTTTGAAATACAGGGCGAGGTGCAGTTTGACCTCGATCTTGCTGTTGATGACGCGGTATTTTTTCGGTCCGCGTTCGGCTTCAAAGGACGCCACGCCGGGGGTTTCTTCTTCGGCCAGGCCGAGCAGCATGACGTGGACGTACGTGGGCAGGGCGCTCATATTTCACTCCAGCCAAAGCGGTCTTTTCCGGCGCGCGCAATCAGGCCGCCGTTGGCGAGATTGTCGGCAACGATGGTGATCACGGTTTTTTCCAGCACCGAGCCATCCGCCGCGCGCGTGGTTGTCTGCTGCGGTGGCTGCACCTGTGCGGCGCTGTAGTTGTGGATTTCAACGTGCATTGGCGCGGCCTTGCCGGCGTTCCAGCGGTGGCGCGGGTCGGTACGGGTCAAGACTTCTTCGCCACGCTGCAAAATCGCCGGGAGTTCATTGGGGCCCAGCCCGGCAATGCCGCCGCTGTGATAGCGCGGGGCGTGGCCGAGCAGCAGCGGAGACATGGCGCGGGTGCGCACGGCGTTGCCGACAATGCCGCCGCTGTGGTGAACGCCTGCGCTCACCGTGCGCGCGCCTGCGGCAGCACCGCCAAACCAGCCGCCGAACAGGCTGCGGATCGCGCGCAGGGCCATTTCCTGCGCAATCATCAGCGCGACCCCCTGGACAAAGCTGTTGACCATGTCCTTGAATGCGTCCTTGAACGTCTTTGCGCCGGTGACCAGGTCGCCCAAGGCGTTGCCCAGGCGGTCCACGGCGGTCTCCTGAATGCGCTGCTGCCAGCGCTGTTGCGAGGTGATGATGGTGGCAATTTCCGCGTCCAGCGCCTGCAGGCCCTGCACGGCGGCGGCGTGTGCGGGAGAATCGGGGGCATATTCGGCAAACGCGGCGGCGGCGGCATCGCGCAGCGCCTGCAGGTCGGCCAGGGCGGTGGCGCGCGCGTCACGCAATTGCCGCTCGCCTTCGGCCTGCCCAAGCATGCCCGCCTCCATCTGCGCGGATACGGAGGTTTCCAGGGAGTGCAGGGTCTGCTTGATGCGCGCAAGCCCCGAGGTGAGCGCCTCGTGCTGCACCTTGGCGACCATCTCGGCAATCAGGCGGTCGCCCTGCGCGCGGCCCGATTCGCCCGCCGTGGCTT